CCGCAGTTGGAGTGAAAGTGACAAGTGGACTCTTACCAACATCTACTTTAAAAGTATTTGGATCAATAATTGTGACAGGTTTAAAAACGCCACTCACAGGATCTGTTGTTCTTGGATATGTTTTAGTCGCTGTATTACCATCCATAGTACATGTAAATGACAATGAATTATCAACAAATTTGACAATCGAATTAGAATTAAGTCCATGAGTAGCAGACGTAACTGTCATAATACCAGATTTAGCATCATAAATCGCACCAGTTACATTTTTTGAAGTGCCTCCACTTAACATTCCATGATTTGCGATTGTTAAACCTAAAACACCAGTTTTAGCATCATAAGATCCAGCAGTAGCGGTATACTTCGCTCCTGTAGAGGTTCTTGTGATTGAATTTACTCCTGCTCTGACAAATGTGTGAATTGCTGGATTATAGAAATGGTTAATACCATTCGAAGTTCCAACTTCCACAACAAAAGATTTTATATTATTAACATCAATAACAGTATATGATGCCTGAGGATCTGGGAAAATTGTAGTTGTAATACCTGAATTATTATTTGAACATGTAAATGCGATACCACCCAATGTAATTTGATCACCAGAAGCAAAGTTGTGATCTCCTATTGTAGTCACAGTCGCAACTCCTAAAGGTTCACAGTAAACAACATTTGTTATTGTACTAACTCCACTCTGCTCTCCAGATATAAAGATGCGATCCAACGTTGTTGGTGTTTTTTCTAAAACTAATCTACCATCAACTAAAACAACTGCATCATTTGGTGGTATTTCAACATCTTTTATAACTCTGATATCTCTTGTTAATCTTGTGCTTCTTGACTCTCTTCTTTGAATAAAAGTAGTTTTAGGATATGTATTGATTCCAACGTTTGCTACTTGAGCGTACAATATTAACGCAGAAGCACCAGTAGGAACCTCATACAATTTCTGCAATCCTGGTGCCACAGGAACTGCGAGTGATATAAACCTATTGACTGGTGCTATTGCCATATTATCTCAATGCTAATATTAATGGTGTTAACTGTGCTTGAATCGCTCTGTTGAAGTCTCTACCAGCAATTGTTGAAGTTGTTTGATCAACAATTAGACCTTGACCAATTTTAAAGTTACCTTTCTGATCGGTGCTGGTAAATGGAACTTGCCCTCCGTTTATAGCAATAACTTCATTCTCTGGTATAGGAACTCCACCTTGGAAGGGGTTCGCTTTATTTATATCCGTACCAGCACCAATATATTCAAAAGAATGAGAACTTGTGATGATTCGGCTAATTCTTCGGAGTTCAATATCAACTCCAGCATTGACTTTATATGGTACAAACTCATTAAATGTTACTGTTGTTAGTCCTGTAATAGTGGGTTCTGTGGCAACGTTAACTGTGAACAAGATTGGATCAGTGTCAACTTCTAATTGAGCATTTCCTGTACCACTAATATTAACTGTAAATGATTGATTTGGTAAGAAGTTTCTTCCACTTGAAATAACATCAATAGAAGTTATTGTTCCTGCTGCACTTACGTTCGCAGAAAATTCTGGTTTAATCGCCTCTGGTCCTAATGGATTTGGTATTGTAATGATTGGAGGTGCTGCTGGATTATAATCACCTGGAAATCCACCATTGATAACTTTAATTGATCTTATCAACTGCATTGGTTCGTTTAAAACTCCTATGGCAGTAGTATCATCATAATCTGCTAAATTTATTTTAAAGAATAAACCTTGACCATCAAAAGGTTTTCGAAATGCTCCTGTAATATCCTTACAGTCATTAATTGGGAAACTGTCATTTTCAGGAGTAACATTTTCAAATACTCTCCCTGTAAATTCAGTTCTTCCAATACCATCTGCCTTCAGTCCAACATTACCAAATGATGAGTTAGAGTTTGTCAAATCACACTGTCCACCAGTGACACATGATATTCCAATATCAGTGGCGATTGTAAAGATCGAAACTAACTGAGCATAAGCATTATTTGATAATGATACTCCAATTCCATTTTCATTATACTGGGTGAAGGAGTCACACACCATAGATTTTAAATCCTGTCCAAGATTAGTTGTGCCTGTAAAATTAGCGTCAGCAAAATCTCCATTAATTTTCATACCAATACTTTTGGTCATAAAATTAGTACAGTTTCTAACATATGGAGATCTCCATCTTCCACTTGGTCCTTCATTCGCAGGTCCAAAATCAGTAAATCCACTCACTGCTTGAAAATCTGTACCTGCTGAAACCGCTGCTTGTGTTGGTGGAAAGGCAACAGCACCACAATCTGTATGAGCATATGATACTCCACCCTTTCCATCATTCGTCGGACCAGAAAAATTAAGATTCTGTATCAAGCACCCTCTTCTTACATGAAAAACATCTTTCGTTCTATTTTGTGGAACAATAGTAACTAATCTTAAATCCTCTCCAGATACAGAAACATCAGTTCTTAATCCAATTGGATTGTTTTCAACATATGTTCCTGATCTAATTATAATTGTATCTCCCGCTTTTGCAACAGCAGCAGCACCACCAACAGTTCTCTTTGCGTCTCCTTCTAAAAGTCCACTATTAGTGTCATCACCATCAACAGTTACCCAAATCGCATTTTCAGTATCAACACCAGATGGTCTCCAAGATACACCTGATCCTACTGATGATAATCTATAATCATTTTTACTTTTAGTTACATCAAAACCAACACTGTTTAGTTTATCAATAATTGAATTTTCTAATTCTAAAGTTCCAATTAGTTTAGTATTATTTCCAACATTCAAATTTTCTTCAATACCAACTCCACCCTCTACTGTAAGAGCTCCACTATCTTTATCAAGTGAAGATGTAGTATCTTCTATCTTTGTTTGTCCACCAATATTTACTTTCTTTTCAATACCTACTCCACCATCAACTACTAACGCTCCTGTATTTTTACCAAGACTATCTGTAGTTGATTCAATTTTAGTATCACCACCAACAAATAATTTTTTAACGATACCAAGACCACCATCAATTTGAACTGAAGCGTTAGTTGTGCTTGATGCATCTAACGTGCTGTTAAATGTCGTATTTCCATCTACATCTAAAGTATTATTAAGTGTCGTAGCACCATCTACATCTAGTGTATTGTTGAGTGTAGTAGCACCATCTACATCTAATTGAGCATTAAAGGTTACATTTCCATCTACATTTAAAGTGCTCTTAAAGTCAACAGCACCACCAACATTTAATCTTTTTTCTATACCTACACCACCTTCAACTATTAGTGCTCCTGTATCCTTATCGGTAGAATTGGTTATATCTTCAATTTTTGTCTGTCCACCAACAATAAGTTTCTTAACAATACCAACACCACCATCGATTTGAACTGAAGCACTCGTTGTGCTTGATGCATCTGTTCCATTATTGAATGTAGATACTCCATCTACGTCTAAAGTATTATTAAGTGTCGTAGCACCATCTACATCTAATGTGTTATTAAGTGTCGCAGCAAGATCTACATTTAAAGTTCCACCTACATCTAAAGCAGCTCCTGGACTATTTTTTAGAATTCCAACATTTGTCATTCTAAAGATAGGAGCATTATTTCCGATACCATTATATCCCCACAGATCATTTGTAAATATTGTCGCTACACCAGTTCCAACTGTGGGATTTTGTGCTGTAGGAACTAAAGTGTCAGTACCAAGTCCTAAACTGTTTCTTTGAGAAAAATTAACAGTGTGAAAGGTTTGAGCGACACCTGTAAGTGGAATCTCCTGACCTTCATCCTGTATTAAAATACCTGATTGATCTTCACTTGGTGTGATTGCTGTCCATCTTATACCAAATTCATTCCTCTTAAGGAACATTCCATTCGCACCAGGAGCACCTGCTGAGTCATAAATATTTCTTCTAATCGCAACACTACCATCAGCATCAACTTTTAAAGGTCCCTGTGTAGTGTCATTTCTTTGATTAACACCAAAAGCATCATTATAATATGTTCCAATACCAGGATTTGTGGTTCCAACACCAACTACTCCATAAGAATTAACAACAAAAGTACCAGTATCAATACCAACTTGAAACTTTTGTATTGGTGCTGTCGTTCCAATACCAACATTTGTACTGGTAGTATCTGCAGAAAAGACAGTTCCACCAATTCCAACCTCAAAATCTTTTCTTACAGTTAAAAAATCTATATTTAATCTTCCATCAACAAAAATATCATCTTTAAATGTCGCTACACCAACGAAGGTTGATATTCCACCGACAAATAAATTTTCTCTTATATGTACGTTTCTAAACGTTATATCATCTTCATCAAAATTATAGTACAGTTTTCCATAGACATAGGCATCTTCAAATATCGAATCTCCATCATTGACGTTCGTAGTATCGTATGGTTGAGTCATTTAAATACCTACTAAAAAAACTTTTTGGCAATAGCACCCGCAACTGGTCCGCCATACATTCCTGCTGCAGCAGATGCTAAACTGCCACCAGAAACAAAACTTCCAGCGAAGGAAGAAAATAAACTACTGGTCTTAAGAAGATCTCCTATATTACCACCTCTTGTATTGACTTGAACTTTATCTGCTTCAATTCTAACCTGTTGAGTGCCTCCTCTTTCTGGATATCCAATTTGTATCGTGTTTGCTGCTTCAAGAGTTAAATTATTTGTAGCTTCAATAATTATATTTTTTCCCTTTAATCTTATTTCTCCCTTATCAGCGTTTACACAATAATTACCACGATGAACTATTGTTCTCATAGTATTGTCATTATCTTTAGACTTTATACCAGCTTCTATCTGGTAGTCTTTTTCAGTATGATATCTTGCCAATCCAGTTTCATGGAAAGACATGTTATTTTTTATTTTATCCTTCGTAATACCAGCCATAAGGAATACTGTTCGACCTGCATAGGTCATCTCATCTGATCCAGTCTCTATAAAGAACTGAGGACCGAAGTTTTTTACCTGATGATTTTGTTTATCCATACTAATATTCTCCTGGTTTTGGGAATGCACCTACACAATCAACAGACTGTAGAACTGGTTGATCCAACTTAGTTGGTGTTGATGACATAATTGGACGAAGAACAGCACCAACACCCCCATTAGATATAATTATATTTGGTATTGAATTATATGGTTTTTGACAAGTTATTTCAACTCCTGTGATTTTACCATCAACCACTTGTAAATTCATACAGTCATCTTCAATAAATGCATCTTCATATCCAGTGCCACCATCTTCAACTATAATTTCTTTAAGAAATACATTACCCACCTCTCCTGGTAAATCAATTGGATAATTCTCACCTTCACTTGTTATAATTACATTTGTTATTTCTCCGTATGTTGGTGAGTTTACATTTCTATCAATAATTACTTTTCCGAAAGCACCATAACCCTGATTACAATTATCATTAAAAGCAATATCTGGTTCTTCAGTATATCCAGAACCAGGATCTGTGATTTCAAATCCAATGATACTTGCTGTTCTTTGTATCTCACCATACAAATTGTCAGGATCGAGTCTATTAATGAAATTACCGAAAAGAACTTTTCCTGCACCACCAACTCCATCACCACCAAATATTTCACCAGTTGGAGCACCGCACTTAAATACATTTCCAGTGTAACAATCAGTTCCTATATTCTGATCTGATGCCTCACTTACCTTTGAACCAAAAATAGTCCATTCACCATATTCCTTCTCAAAATTTGTTAGTTTCTTCTCTGCTCCAGAGGAAATATTTTCACCAAATTTACTTATCCCTTTAGCAGCATTATTCGCAGCAGCTGCTGCTTTGTTCAAAATATTTTGTTGTTCTTCTTGACTCTTTGGTTTTTGTGGTGCACCATCAATTTTTCCAGAGTATGTACTTCCTGATTCTTTAGACTCACCTGTAGATCCACAATTAAAGAAATCACCAATTTTATCTGCTAAATCAATTCCAGCACCTAAAATGTCTCTAACCTTGAACAATGGTCCTAAAACTTTACCAATACCAGCAGTTAAAGGTCCGACAATACCATCAATCAAAGAATTTACTTTAGTTAATACAGAACCAATAAATTGCTGTATCGCACAAGCAGGAGCATTCAGTGCATTTTTAACAAAAGCAGTCAACATATCTTCAAGTGCACCTTGTAAAGCATCAACGACCTTTGATGCAAGACAATTCATACCCTTGAATACCTTTGCGACAGGTCCAACTAAAGCACCCTGTGCTTTTTTCACAACTCGAAGAGCGATATTATATTGTGGGATAGAACTGAATATAGTTGTAGCGATTGTGCTCAATCCAGTTTTAATACCACCTACCAACGCATCGGATAATGAATTACCAATTTGACCTACAAATGTTTGTGCACCATTCGCGATTAAAGATGCTGTGCTTTTAATCTCACCAGGTAAATCAAAGAGGGCATTATCTAATTTAGTCGCAGCAGATAAAAAGTTAGTTAAACTTGTTTCAGCATTGACCGCAAAACTTTTTAACGATGGAGAAGCTGTGTCATAGGTTAATCCTGTTGTTACCGACAATGGTTTTAATTCTGGTTTTTTTGCGACTTCATACGCAGTAGTTTTTCTTACAAAATTATCATGAGTATCTGAATCAAAGGAATCAATCGCCTCCTGAGAGAATGATTGTACTGTGGATAATTCTGGATACTTTTTTTTAACATCAGCAATTTCTTCAGACCATCCCTTTGGATTTGTTTGAATTAATTCAATAAAATTCTGTTTACGAAATTCATCCAACTCCTCAGGTGGTGCTGCAGTAGTTACATTAACTGGTTGTGTTTCACTTTGTTTAGTTGCTCTTCTAAATGCCTGCATCGATGCCTGCATCGTTTTTGATACCGTATTAACTGCTTCACGATAACCAGGATCACCAGGATTAAAAGTTTCATCTCCTATGGTAATTGATTTACCAGTCTTTAATTCTTTTTTCTCTTCTTCAAATTCTATAAATTCGTCATTACTGGAATAAGTCATATTTTAAAATATCCTCCTGTTCATATATTTAGTTGACTCCTGATCCTCTTTTATTTCCTGATAACTTACCAAATGCTCCTACAACATTTTCACCCAATCCACCTTTTAATTTTCCTAATTGACCAATAGGAGCACCTTTTCCCTTTCCATTTCCTTTATTTGCATTTTGCTTCAATTCAGGATAAGCTGCACTTGAGGTTTGAGATGACTCTTGACCCTCTAATAAACCTGGTTTTACTTTTTCAGTAAATCCAGATTCAATACCAAATTTACTACCATCATCCTCTACTTCTGTTCCTCTAGTGAAGGCATGAAGTATAAAAGGTGCTGTCCTGTCAGGTCCTAAAAAGATTCCTAAAACCATATCACCTTGAGATAAATTTATACTCTCTGATCTCTCAGCAGCACCTGTTCCCGCAGTAAGAGGAATTAAAGCCTGTGCTACAAAAACATCATTATCTTCTACAGTGTCTTTATTTGAATAGTCTGCTAACATACGAACTCGATAACGATAACCCCAACTTCCACCACCCATTAAGGTTCTTTGAGATCCATTTTTAGTAGAAACTAACTTTCCTATCCAATAAGTTACACCTTCTCCTAAAAAAGAATATTTTTTTGTATCTTCATCCATTTACATTCTCCTTAGTTAAAAATTAAACCACTGGCTTCTTTACTTTGTTCATTACTACTACCCTCTTCCTTAACAACAAGTCCATATGTATCACGAGCAAGTGTCATTGAAGTAAATGATCTTTCGGTATCAAAGTGATGACATAAATGAAGAATTAAATATTTTCCACTCACATGTTCATCAAGTCCACCCAAGGATTTATCATCACCCTGTCTTTCAATTTCAACTTTAATCACATCTCCAGCCATTAAATTTACATTGCATGGAACTTGTATCTCTATCATTTGAGAATGTAAAAGATTATATCTCATTGGAGACTTTGCTTGCCATTCTCTAGGATCATTATTTGGAGTAAGATTTTGATAATCTAAACTTCCAATATCCAGTATATGATAGTTTGTTGTACTATATCCTTTAGTTCCACGTCCTTTTACAACTTTTTTACCAAGTGTTTTTTTAACTTCTTCTCCTACCTCACCCTCTGCTGTCTTCAAAACATAAAATTGTTCATCTACTTTAAGTTTATATGGATTAAAAAATATATTTCGAGAAGACATCCATTTTTTTCTTTCTTTGACATTTTGATCCTTTAAAAAAATAGGAGGTCTAACAATTTTAAAATTGTTTTCATCATTATCTGTATTAGACAGAAGTGCTCCAGTATAGGTGTAAGTTTCTACTGGTGGTTGAGAAATAAGATTGTCGATTGATTTAAATTTATGTCCATCTTGAGTCTCATAGAAAAAATATCCAGGATCACCATTGGTTGGAATTGATCTTCGACAAAGGTCTGTAATTAAATCTAAACCACCTT